CGTTGGCCGTGCCGGAGACCCGCACCACGGCCCCGCCGCTGACCGACGCCTGTCCATTGGCCGTGCCTGCCGCGCCGAAGGTTACGTCCGCGCTGGCTGAGGCCTGTCCGTTGGCTGTGCCGGAGACCTGCAACGTAGCTGCGCCGCTGGCGGATGCTTGCCCGGTGGCTGCGCCGGAGACCTGCACCACAGCCCCGCCGCTGACCGATGCCTGTCCGTTGGCTGCACCTGGGACCACTACCTGAGAAACACCGCTGACCGATGCCTGTCCGTTGGCGGTGCCAGCAGAAGACGGCGGGGCCGCCATGGCCAACGAGATCATCTGCCTGGCAGTTGGCGGATACCAGAAGTCCCACGGTGCTTTGAACCACTCAGCTATCATTCCCGCAGGGAGGAAATTGTTTATGACCGCCGCCGCAGCGATGTTCTTCTGATAAGCGGCGTTGCCGGACACGTAGTTGCCGACGTAGACATTCACCAGAGAGTTAAAAACTACGCTTCCGCCTGAACCGGTTGTTGTTGTGAGGGCGCGCGCGCCAGTCTTTAGATTCAATATCCCCAGTGTTACGGTAGTGTGGTCGGTGGCAACGCTACCAACACAAAAGACGGGGTCGCCAACTGCGGCGATCCCGCTGGTGCTCAAGGTCGCGAATGTACCGCCGTTATAAATATATAGATTGGCGCTGCCTGGATTTCCGAGGGCAGTGCTGGACCCTACAGCGACGGCTAGGCCGAGGGTGGTTGTCCACTTGCCTATGAAGGCAAAGGTGCTCCCGTTGTTCCCAACGAACATGCCGTTCGTGAAGGTGCATTTGCCAGTTGAATTAGGGAGAACGTTGGGACCGATCGTGCCGTCGATCGACCCTGTCAGGGTCGCAGTGATCGTGCCGACAGCCTGCCCAGTGAGCGGCAGGAAGGTATTCCCAGATGCAACACAGGAGAACGCCTGCGCCCCTGCAAGTACGAAATGGTGTGGGTCGAACCCAGGTCGCCCCCCAGGGAAGGCAAGTGGGTTGCGGAGTGTAATGAGGCCCATAGCGGGCCTCAGCTATTCAGGTTGATGTTGTAAGTTCTGTAGTCCCATGTCTGAGTCGAGGACGTAAGCGTAAACCCGCAGTTGTTTTGAACGATAAGCTTGAAGGTGCCGGGCGGTAGGATAATCGGCGTTCCTGTATCGGCGGTTGATCCCACCAGCGTAGTCTGAGCCGTCGCGGCGAATAGGGGGATAACCGCGCACGGGGCCCACGGGGGCACCAACGACGCTGCCGTGCCGGCGGTGAGCGGCGGAAAATACGTCGATCCATCTGGCTTTAATGAGCAAATCCAGAGCGAGAAGTTCGCTCCTTGGGCGATCGTGCTCGAGGAGATGGTCTGAATAAAACCCACGTCCATGAACTGGTCGAAGTTCGACCCGTTGGAGATCGTGATCGTCGACAGCAGGGACTGCCCATTAGTCGGCTGCGCACCGGTAAAATCGGTCGAGTTGAACGCGGCCGTCCAAGTAAGCCCGGCACCGGAGTTACCGTTGCCAGCCGTCCATGCTGTGCGGCTAGACATCAGATCAGCCTTCGGTGATCGCCGTGGCGGTAGACAATTGCGGGGTCACGCCACTGGTGACGACGATGCTGGCGCTCAGTGGCCCGCGGTAGTAAATCTCGGTCGCGCCGGAAATCACGGGGCCGACGGAGAACCATGTCTCCGTCTCTGATCCGCCCGTTGCGGCCGGGAAGACGATCGCCGCAGCTGGGTTGACCGTCTGTCCTGTGACAGTCCAGCCGCCCGTGGTGCGCGCCACAGCCACGCGAGCGTAGCTGGTGTAGGCCGCCTCGCTGGTAGACTGAGTCCCACCAACTCCGGGGTCGGCTGTGTGCAGAGCGACGTACAGGTTCGTGAACGGGGACGACGTAGCGTTAATCGCGAGGCTCGTAATCGCCGTCGCGTTGAAGATCAGCTTCAGAAGATCAGCGTCGAAAGTATTGGCTTTGCCACCAGACATGTGGGTCTCCTATTATGCCGAGGCGGCAGTGAAAGTGTATGTCAAGAGCAGGATGTCGCCACTGACAACTGCTTTGGAAGCGCCGAACTGCGCACCCGAGAACAGGGTGCCGCTGGTGCCACTGATCGTCGCTGAAGAGACGAGGAACCCGCCGAAGACGGTGGCCGAGGCGTTGAACGTGAACGACGCCTGGGCGCTCGAGTTGGACGTGCTCTCGCCTGAGGGGCTCGAGCTGTTGGGTGTCCATACCTGCCGTGCGCCGGCCGTGTAGCCCGACACCTCGGTCGAGTTGGTTGCGATCGATGCGGCCGTGTCAGTGGCCAGGACAGTGTAATTGCCGCTGAACAGGCCGATGTACCAGGCTGTGATCTGCGATCCGCCGGCGAGCGAAGAGCCGAGCAAGTAGTTAAGCCCTTGGTTGACAACGAGATTCTCGACGTCGAACTCGTCGATGATGATCCCCTTGCGGATGATCTGGCCGATGTAGCGACCCTTGGCCTTGATCTCCACGGCTTGGGGGACGAGAAGCCCCGACGAGCGGGCTTCGAAACCAGGCGGCAGCGCGGCCTGAAGGGTGTCCATGTGGCGCTCCTTGGCCAGCTGAGGAAAGATAATCCCTCAATACCACTGACATAGGCCACTGACAAGGCGCTGCACTGATGTGGGTTGTCACTGAACTGGGAGCGTGGTAAGCCTTCGGGTCATGGCTCAGGCTCAGGTTAAGACCGTCTCCACCGCCTCTGTTCGCGCGGTCATCACGCGCGCAGACGGGACTGTTGAGGACCTTGGCTTGATCTCCTACCGCTCGCGCAACCCGCTGATGCGCTGGGGGTACTCGCTCGGCAAGCTTCTCGGGATATGGAGACGGTAGGTGTCAGCTCAGACCCAGCAAAAGGGCTTAGCCCGGATGACTACAGCATTGATCGGGCTGTCCTGGTGGCTCCAGTGGGGCACGGGGACCGGCGCGACATCGAGTGCTAACGCGGTGACCACGACCACCACGACCGAGGCGCGCGTCTCGGCCACGCCTGCACAGGCCACCGTGACGTCCACCAACGACACGCTGACGCTCACCGGCACCATCACGGCCGCTGGCTCGCGTGCGATCACTGAGGTCGGTGCGTTCGACGCGGTCGGCACAGGCACCCCGCCAACCGGCGGAAACATGGACCTCTATGGCTCGTTCAGCGTCATCAATCTGAACGCCAGCGACTCGATCGCGTTCACCATCAATGTGACGTACACCTGAGGTGACCGATGGTCACCTTCACTCAGGTAATCGGCGCTCCCGTCACCAGGGTCACCGATAACGGTAACGTACGTGTTACCAGCGACGGCAATATACGAGTCACCGACGCGGTGACTGGCATTGTCTCGTCAAGTTCCGTGTCGTTAGGCAAGTCCACCGGTAAGGGCTTCACCATTCATTCCGCGAGCGTTGTGAAGGCCGTTAAGCAGGCCGCCCGAACGTTCGCCATAGCCTCCGCCAGCGTCGTAAGAGTCCCCAAGCAGGCTGCCAAGGCGATCGTTATCGCCGCCGCGAGCGCGGTCTCGGTGGCCACAACCCACGGCGGCACGTTTGCCCAGACAGTGACAATCGCCTGTTCGAGCGCCGTGACTGCGATCAAACAGAAGGGCAAGGTTATCGCGATCGCGACTGCCGGTGCTCTCTCGATGGCCCGGGGCATTGGCCACCACGTGACTGTCGCCACCCGGAGCAGCGTCTCGGCGGTGAAGACTGTCAGTAAAGCGCTCAGCTGGGTCATCAGCAGCGCCGTGACCGCCGGCCCCATTCAGGCAACCACCGTCGTGATCACGATCGTAACTACCTCGGTGGTGTCGATCTTCCCGGCGCTTACCCGCTTTCTACAGGTGATTATCCAGACTGGGTCCACAGTGTCGGTGACGACAACGATGGCGGTCTTTCGGGCAGCCCGGCATGCGACCACCACCCTAGTCGGCAGCGCTACCCGTGTGGTACTGTACGGGATCAGAACGGCGATGTCACTGATCGGTCAGCGATATCAACTGGAGTTGACTGGTATGTCCCGTGAACAAGATGCTGGGCCCTTCCACTACGGCGAGACCTGGATCATCGGCGGTATCGCTCGAGACGAGAGCGGCGCGATTCTCGATCTGACTGGAGCCACGGTGCAGCTCAGGGTCGTGACCGTCAACCCCAATGTGATCATCCTAGACCTGGCTACGCCGGCGAACGGGTCGATCACGAACGCCACAGCGGGACAGTATTTGTTCATCGTCACCCCGGCGATGCAAGCAACGATGGCTCTGAACGGCTATAATTACGAGGCGCGCGCGATCCTGAACGACGGCTCTACCGCTACATTGAACACGGGCGAGATCACCGTGCTGCCGTCGAAATTCGTCAACTTCCCTTAGGCTGTCACCGACAAATTCAGCTGGAGGCAGGCCGTCGTCGGGGTGCCTGACACGTTCGAGATTATCAGTTTGAGGGGGCCTCCACCGGAGGTCATCGTGTTCGCTGCCGTCGCGTTGGTGGTCGTCGCCGTCGAGGTCACTGAGACGGCGCTCAACCCGGTGATCGGGGTCGAGCCGATCTCGAACTCGGCCGTGAACGAGCCACCGGCGCAGGACGCCGCGAGAGATGTGATGGTCAGGTTTGGCCACGGGCACGACTGCATGACAACCGATGTCCCGGCGACCACAGGGGTGTTGCTGTCCCAGTTGACGATGAACGGGTTGATGAACAGGCCTGACGCCAGCAGATCCGAGAGTTGGGCCCTGAAGGTCGTCGGGGTGCCGCTGACCAGCTGGGAGATTTCAAGCAGAGTCGCCCCAGGGTAGGGCGGCGTACCGGCTGTCAGGTCGTCAATTCTTTGATTCGCCATTACGTTACCCTCTGATTGCCGGCATCGGTTACCCGCAGATTACCGTCGTCGGTAACCCGGTCGGCCCCTGTCACAGTCGGGGCCGCGATCTGTAGACTGACCGTGCTGCCGTCCGAGGCTGTGACGACGACGGTGATCACGCCGTCGCCGTTGCCGTGTTTCCGGCAGAGCCGATCGCCCACACCCTGCCGCCACCGTCAGTCACCGAAGTGATCTTAAAGGTCAGCGGGGCAGCCTTGGTGACCGTGACTGGACCTGCGCTGAGGGTCGTCGTGGTGCCGTCCGAGGCTGTGATCAAGATGGAGATGGTGTCCGTCGCGGAGGTCACGCCCGTGACGGAGCCCGACACAGTGAGCGTCATCAGCGCGCCAGTTGCGTAGGTCTGCGCGTTGAGCGCAGCGGTAAGGTTAAACGTGTCGCCCATGTGCGTGGTCCTCTGTCGATAGGGATCGATGTCCCTGACCATAACACGGGAGGTCAGTGACCCGCAACTCGCTATGCGACAAACGGGTTGCGGACCTCGGCGGCGCGGATGATCGTCGCCTCGATATAGTCGCCGATCGCGGCGTTGGTCACTGGGTCGCAGCCGCTCTGCAGCGCGGTGACGAACTGGTTCATGCCGTCCTGTCTACGGTACATCGACACGGCGGACACAGCCCGTGGGAACCAGACCTTGCTCTCGGTCATGTTGACTGTGCGCCCACCGTCGGAGGCGACGCAGAAGCCGTTGGCCGTCATGAACGCGATCGAGACCTCCAGCGGAGTATCCGCACCAGGCGGTACCTGCGGCGGGTTACCGAGTTCGCCAGGGATATAGACCATGGAGCCCGGGATCACCGCGCTGTCCATGACTCGGTCCTTCTTCCACCGCGGGTAGTCCTCGCCGGACAGGAAGTAGAGCCCTTCATCGGTCCCGACGTAGACGCCGTCGGTGACCGCGCCGATCATCGTGATGGTGCCTTCGAGCTGCTTGAACCCCGCAGTCTTGTCCACGAAGTTGTAGGTCCACGGCACGGTGCCCCACAGGAGATTACCTTGGGCGAGGAGGATGCGCCCGCGGTAATAGGCGATGCACGTGGCGTTCGGAGGCTTGCCCAGGAGCCGCCCGGCGATCGCCGGCAGCGTGGCAGTGGGGTTGACGACCGGTGACAGCCACAGGTCAGCATCAGCACCCCACGGGCCTGCCGTGAGGCCTACGAGGTCTACGATCCCGCTCTCGCTGTCCGAGGTGTAGTAGACCTGGGTGCCGAGCTGGGCGTACTGGAGTCCGGAGAGTCCTTGGCCGGGGTCGCTGGCGATGGTGACCCCCAGCGGCGTGAAGGTGTAATCTCGGTTGACCAGACCCAAAGAGCCGTCGAGCACTCCCAAGGTGACCGTACCGGCGGCGAATAGACTGTGGGCATTGCCTGAGACCTTCTGTGTGAAGCCGCGGCGGCGCGAGAGTTGACCGGTGTCGTCCAGGGTAACGTCCCTCGCCCGCACCAGATCCTTGGGGCCGAGCCGTTCGGGCAGGACAGTGTTCTTGACCCCGTCAAACCGGCTGAAGACGACCGGGTCGCCCGGCTGCGGGGCGTTCGGGTCAATCTGTGCCATCGTGCCCTCGGAAGTAGGGGCAGCTGGAGCACCTCTTGAGCTGCATGCTCATCTCGTCGATCTTCGTGCGGAGACCCTTTACCTCGGCGGTCAGGTCGCTGATGCGACTCTCGTAGCCGTCCATGAGCACTTTAAAACGCTGGGTCAGGTCGTCGGCATGTGAGAGGTTGCTGTTGACGCGTTCTCTACGATCGTCGTCTGCGCGCTTGACTGCGGCGATCTTCTCGTTCGAGCGGGCCATTCGCTGAGACGCAATCCAACTAGCCAAACCTGTAAGAACCGCCGGGAGCACGAAGGTGAGCACTGACAAATCGATCACAATCGTCTTCCTGGGCGCAGGGGGAAACATGGGGCCCAGTCCTATCAGGGATGTCAGTGACCTGCAAGACTATGGGTGATCCACTGAATCAGTACAGTGTTATCACGCCATATTTGCGCCAGGTTCGGGGACAGAGCAGAGACGACTTCCTCCTCCTTGCCTCCAGTTCCTTTCATGTGCGTCGGCCAGCCGGCGTGCAGGATTTCATGCATGAGCGTCTCGGCCAGCGTCTGCGGCTTCAGGTTCTGATCGATGCGGATACGCTGCTCGTCGATATTACAGTCGCCATAGGCCCCGATGTCGGCAGCAGAGGCCAGCACGATCGAGAAATCGAGATGTCCGATCTTGACGGTCGCCGGGAGTTTCGGGGCCTTGGTCATGACTATGCACCGTCGTCTACACTGTCGGGCCATGTATCTTCTGCCACTCGGCTGCTCTCTATCTCAGCTCCGCAGGCCGCATAGCCTGCAAGGTCGACCCAGCTGTCCTGATGATCCGGCTGATACTCTATGCGCGCAATCTTCATGAGCGCCATGAGAACCGCGACATCGCCTGGAGTTACGACCACGTCCTTATAGCCTTTGTTGGCGAAGAACATCTCCCAGTGATTAGCTATTCGCATGAAGTTGTCTTCAGGTTTGCCGTAGTTAAGGCCGCGGTCACCGACAGCGATCTTCGCTTGGTCCAGAAGGTTTTGCTTAGTCATCATTTCAGTGATCTCCTGTAAGTAAGAATAGTGGGAGTGGTGACCTGGGAGGTCCATATCCTCAGGGCTGACTTCTTGTTCGCGGTCGTCATGCCGCTTATACCGAAACCAGGTGATGTCTCCGGCGGCCATCACAGTGTCTCCACCGACCGACCCACTTCACCGCGCTCGCGGTCGTAGGTGATTGATTGAAGCCCTCGCCCGGAGCGGTAGCCTTGTCCGTAGTGCCAGGCATCGGCCGGGGCGATGACGCGGTGCGTCTCGATGAGCACGCCACCATCCTCGTCCTGGTCCTTCGAGGCGTGGTGGACGTGGAACGTGTGGGCGTAGGGGTACTTGGTCCGGCCCCACATCTCGCGCTCGTCAGCGGCCAT